TGATGGTAGCTGCAAATGAGCTACGCAAAGGTGAGTCGGTGGACCTGGAGTCGGAAGCAGGTCTCATGAACTTGGCAAGCAAGGCTCTTGGTTACACCGCAGGCATCGGCTTTATCGGCGACGCTGCTGGTATCGTCGGCCTGACCGGTGGGCGGGGCGGGCTTTCAGCCCCCGTGCTCGGCCTGGCCAATGCCCCTGGCAGTATTGTGCAGGGGACGGGGCACTTGCTCCAAGGCGAAGGCTCTGAAGCCCTCGCAGATTACATGCAGGCTGCTCGTACAGCACTCCCGTTCGTGGGCGTGTTTCCGGGAACTGCATTACTACAGAACGCATTGAAGGAGTAACAACTATGGCACAAACACCCAGTACATGGGCCGACTACGTAGGCAACGGCGTAGAAAATACGTTCCAAGTCACCTTCCCGTACCAGAAGCAACAAGAGGTGTTTGTGACTGTGGACGGTGCTCCGGCAGCATTCACATTCATCTCAGCAGGTTGGGTTCAACTGGCAGTGGCCCCGGCAAACGGGGCCGCAATCCGTGTACAGCGCAGCACCGAGGCGTTTGAGCCGCGACACGAGTTCGCCAACGGCGTACCTCTCCTCCCACGCTTCATCGACGAGAACAACAAGCAGTTCCTGTATGTGGTACAGGAGGCAGTGAACGAGACCACAGGGACCGCTGCGGCGGCCTTGGCCCTGGCAGAGCGTACTGCGGAACTCGTAGGGGATACAGGTCTCGTATCCCTAGGAAACTACGCGCCTGGCCTGAACTTCACGCTTTACAACCAGTACATGGCGCGCGACGGGTTCTTCTACCGCCCCGCGCCTAGCTCTATCCCGTTCACGACCACCGGCGCCTGGGTTGGTGCTGACGAAAATTTGTTTATTCTGTTTAGCCAGGATGACGTGCTGCGGCAGGATTTGGCGAAGAATACTGATCCGCTGCTAGGCGCTGGCATGGTTGGGCGATCCGGCCAAGTCGTGGGATCAATCGCAGACCTTCGCCTTCTTGACAAAACAGCAGCATCCCGGCACGCCTTCGTCACAGGTTATTATGAGCAGGGCGACGGCGGTGGAGGCACTTACTATCTGGACACTGCCGACATACTTAGCGCAGACAATGGCGGCACCATTATCGTCTCGGCTGATGGTGGCCGTTGGAAGTTAGCAAACACCGCATTTGGGGTTTCAGCCAAACAATTCGGGGCTAAGGGCGATGGCACAACCGATGATACTGCCGCGCTGCAAAGATTCGCCAATTATTTTGGTACAGGCGGCACTCTTGCTGCGGCAAGTGGTGGGAAAGGTTTTATCCCTAAAGGTGTTTACCCAATTTCTGCGCAAATCCTATGGCCTAATATCGGTGTTGCAATTCACGGGGAGAGTGCACAGGCCACGATTATAAAAGTAACCGCTAACATCACGGGTGCAGCGTTTAAATTCGCTCAATCGCTGGCAGGTTTCTCTGATGTTGCGATTAGTCTTAGCGATATCGTTATCGATATGGCTGGATTTAATGGTCACGGGCTTTGGATGCTTAAGCCTTATGACACAAGTTCTGTGACCAACGTGTTTGTTAAGAACGTTGGCGACATATATAACGGTGTAAGGGTTGAGCCAGATCCAGCAAATCCTGGCGACCCAGTATCGCAAAGCGTTGTGTTTACTGGATGTGAGGCTGCGCACAAAAACACTACGGCCACTGCCGAAGTCTGGTATTTGGATTCGCTGCAAGAATGCCAGTTTATCGGATGTAAAGGATTCTCTAACTATTCGTCATCGTTGTCTGCGTCGGTTCCATGGCACTTTAAAAATTGCCGAGGCATAGTCCTTCTTGGGTGTACGTCAATGTCTACGTCTGGTAACGGCATATACATTGACACAAGTACTAGAGATAGTGGCGGAATCCAGATTATTGGACATACATATGAGTCATGCGCAAACATGATGTTTGCAGCTGCATCTGGCGGTTTCAAGGTCTATCAGATATATCATGTAGGGATGAGGCAGGAAGGGTCTGGAGGCGGGTTCACTCTTCGAGGCGTAACGAATAGCCATATAGATTGTGGCGTTTTTGGAGTTACGCTAGATGCCGCGTGTCAATACAACACAATCACAGTTGGCAATGGTGCCGTTACGTCAAACGACGGAATTGGCAATACGATTATTAGGAATGCGTCCTCTGGTGTTAATAAATATGAGATCCGTGCAGATGGCTTGCTAATTAACAGAAAGGATGGAACCTCGTCGGTAGAGCTTTCTTCTGGATCTGTTGATCTTAGTTCCGCTGGGGCATTAACTTTATCGGCAAGCTATCCATACGCGGCGGCAAACGCAGGCATGCTTGTTTTAGTCAATAGGGATGGGGTGGTTACAATGTCCCAAGTTTCAGTCGGCGGTGTGGATTCTGGCGGAGCAGGATTTAGGCTGCTAAGAGTATTGAACTAGAATGTAATAGAAAAGGCCGGCAATTGCCGGTTGACACGGCGTACCTCTAATAGGAGACACTATGGTCGCCCCCTAAAGCAGTCCTTGGGGAACTCCACGAAGCACTGGCGCAACTCATGCTTAACGAGCAGCGCCGGTACATGCCATGGTTGCCAATTAAGTTACGGGGGCCTATATGACCATACTAAACACAATCTACGCCAGCGGCGGGGCGACTTTCGTGGTTCACCCGCACGCCGCTATCGGGGCGGCTATTGGCTGCTTCTTTCTTACCGCGTTACCGTATATTACCACAAGGAGGCACTATGACCGCAAAACGATCCGCGTTGGCGGGCCTGCATACCGCGTTGGCGGACCTGATGCTCCACGAGCTGGAGTTCTACCGGCAAGAGGGTATCCCAATGCCTGCCGCTGACAAAGCGGCTATTGCGAAGTTCCTTAAAGACAACGCCATCACCTGTGACCCCGCCGCCAGTGACGATTTGGAGGAACTTCGTCGGCAGCTTGAGGGCAAGCGTGAGGGGAACGTAACCCGCCTACGGACCAAACTGGAATTGGCCAAGGGTGATGTAGCAGCATTGTACGGAGCATAACCTATGGATGTCCGCGAACGGTTTGAACGGGCGCAGCTTGTCCGCGAGATGTACCCGGAGTTCGTGGACTTCTGCCGCGACGCAATGGAGTACCTCGGGTACAGCATGACTTGGATGCAAGAGGATATTGCAGAGTTCATGCAGTACGGTCCTCAGCGCTCTATGGTCGCCGCCCAGCGGGGCGAGGCCAAGAGTACCATTGCGTGTCTGTTCGGCCTCTGGAACCTGGTACAGGACCCCACGCATCGTGTGGTCCTCATCTCTGGTGCCCAGGACAAGGCCGAGGAGAACGGCAAGCTCATGCACGGCCTGATCCATAACTGGCCGCTGTTGCAGTACCTTGCCCCGGATAAGTACGCCGGGGACCGGACCTCTGTGCTGGAGTTCGACGTGCACTGGTCCCTGAAGGGTGTGGATAAGTCTGCATCCGTGAACTGTCTGGGTATCACCTCGTCCCTGCAAGGGTATCGTGGCGACCTGCTGATCCCGGACGATGTCGAAACAACAAAAAATGGCCTCACTGCCACTGAGCGGGCGAAGCTCATCACGCTCTCGAAGGAGTTCACCTCCATCGTGGCCGATAAGAACGGTCGCATCTTGTACCTAGGCACACCGCAGACGCGGGAGTCCATCTACAACACCCTACCTGGCCGTGGCTTCACTGTCCGCGTATGGCCAGGACGATTCCCCAAAGCCAGTGAGCTGCCGAAGTACGGCGATGCGCTGGCGCCCAGTATCCTCGAAAGGATGGCGCTGCTCGGCGACCGCTGCCAGACTGGCCGTGGCCTAGACGGTACTCGTGGTTGGAGTACCGACCCCAAGCGGTACTCTGAGGAGGAGCTGTGCGATAAAGAGCTGGACCAGGGGCCTGAGACCTTTGAACTCCAGTTCATGCTGAACACCTCGCTCTCTGACGCTGCACGGCAGCAGTTGAAGCTCCGCGATCTGATCGTGGCCGACTTCTCACACGAGCAAGTACCGGAGAGCGTGTTCTGGGCAGCAGACCCAAGATTCAAGATCGACTTGCCACAAGAGTTCCCCGTGCAGTCCGTGGAGATGTTCCGCCCGGCTAGCGTGCACGAGCACTTCGCGCAGATCAAGTCGATGACCCTGTTCCTAGACCCTGCCGGTAACGGTGGGGATGAGCTAGCGTTTGCGATTGGCGGTGCTGTTGGGCCGTACATCCACGTCGTAGCCTGGGGCGGGTTCAAGGGCGGCGTCTCTGAAGATAACCTCGACAAGCTGGTACAGTTGTGTAAGGACTTCGGGGTGAAGGTCGTCCTCGTAGAGAAGAACATGGGTGCAGGTACTGTGACCCAGCTCGTCCGCAACCACTTCCTGGGCATTGGTCCTGATGGGAAGCAGCGCCTC